ATGCCTGCTCTCGGCAAATCGCGTCGCGCCAAAACGACCGCGCCTCCTGGCGGGAGGAAGCCGGCGCGCAGGAAGCCTGGCGCGCCTCCGAGAGAGCCGGCCGCGGCGCCGCTCGATGCTAAAGATTTCGCCCAACAGCAAATCGAACGGCTGGAATCGATGCTCGAAAGCCTCGTCGAAAAAGCTCATGACGGCGAGCTTGGCGCCGTCGACCGGGTTCTGAAAGTTCTCGACCGGCTCGATCGATATCGCGGCTATTCCCCCGCCGTCGCGCCGGGAGAAGCGGAGGAGGACGCGCGCGAGCGTATTTTAAGAAAGCTGTCCGAAGTGGACGCGCGCCGCGCCGCCGCTGAAGAAGATCAAGACGCCGCGGAGGCCGCGGATGAAGCGTCCGCCGGCGCCTGAGACGAGGCCCGCCGCTTTCCGCCACATCCGGGATCTGATGCCGCTGACGCCGAGGGAGCGGCAGCTCCAATTGGGGCGCTTGACCGCCCTGGAATGCACTGAGCTCTTCTACGATTGGAATTTTTGGGCGCGCGCCGATCAATTGCCGCCGGAGGGCGAATGGATCGCCTGGCTTATCCTTGCCGGCCGCGGCGCCGGCAAGACCCGCACCGGCGCCGAGACGGTGCGGCGTTGGGTCACGAAATACTCGCCGGTCAACCTGATCGGCGCGACCGCGGCGGACGCGCGCGACGTGATGGTGCTCGGCGAATCGGGCCTGCTCGCCTGCTGCCCGCGCGCCCAGCAGCCGACCTATGCGCGCGCCGCGCGGCGCTTGACCTGGCCGAACGGGGCGACCTCGCTGCTCTTCTCGGCCGAGGAGCCGGATCGGCTGCGCGGCGAGCAGCACGCCAAACTCTGGTGCGACGAATTGGCGGCTTGGCGCTACCCCCAAACGTACGATCAAGCGCTGCTCGGCTTGCGGCTCGGCGATCGGCCGCAAGCGGTGATCACGACCACGCCGCGGCCGATCAAGATCGTCAGGGACTTGGTCGCCGACCCGAACACCAAAGTTACGCGCGGCGTCACGTTCGACAATTCGGATTTTCTCGCCACGGCGTTCATCAGACGAATCGCCGCGCGTTACAAGAATAGCCGCATCGGCCAGCAGGAAATCTACGCCGAGATCCTCGACGAGACGCCCGGCGCGCTATGGACGCGCGAATTGCTGGAGCGCGGCCGCGTCCCGCCCGGCTCGGCGCCGCGCGAATTCCGCGAGGTGGTCGTCGCCGTCGATCCGCCGGCGACGTCGGGGAGAGAGGCCGACGAATGCGGCGTCATCGTCGCCGGCCGCGCCGAGAATGGCGGCGTCTATATCCTCGCCGATTTGAGCAGCCAGGGCGAGACGCCGGCCGGCTGGGCCGCGCGGGTAGCGGGCGCCTATCGCCGCCACCGCGCCAATCGCGTCGTCGCCGAATCGAACAATGGCGGCGAGATGGTCGCCAATGTCCTGCGCCAATGCGACGCCAATCTGCCGGTGCGGCTGGTGACGGCGACGCGCGGCAAGTATCTGAGGGCCGAGCCGGTCGCAGCGGCCTATGAGCGCGGCCTCGTCCATCATGTCGGCGTCTTCGGCAAGCTCGAGGATCAACTCTGCGCCCTGACGCCGGATTTCGACGCCCGCGCCGCCGGCTATTCGCCCGACCGCGCCGACGCTCTGGTCTGGGCGGCGACGGATTTGATCGGCGGCGGCGCGAATGCAGGGATGGTGGACTATTATCGCGAGGCGGCGAGAAGGGGGTGACAGGAGCGCGAGCGCAGCGAGAGGGATGAAGCGATCCATTCGGAGGACGGCGCTCCGTGAAGGGGCATTGTTTCCGCGCCTTATCCTGCGTGCCATCGCCGTGCTCGGCGTCAATCCCAAGCCGCTTCGCGGTCGCTCCGCTTCGCTGCGCGAGGATTGACTCCTCCGCTCGGCGATGGCGTTTTTGCTACCAAGAGCTTTGCTGATGAAACTGTCCGAAGAGGACAGTTTCATCAGCAAAGCTCTTGGTCGGTCACCCGAAGGGCCGAAGCGCAGCGGAGGAGCGGCCATAGTCCGCCCACCCAGGTACTTGGAAAAGGCTCAGGCCTTCGAGCGGACTATGGCCGCTTGACGGCGATCGGCCGGCGTGGCGCCGCGGTGTCGCTCATCGGCCCCCGCCACCGCCCTACCGCGGCGGAAACTCCCTTGCCGGCACGCCGTGCAGGACCGAGCCAAGTTTGCGGTTGAACTCCTCGGCCGTGGTCTGGGCGTTGACGGCGGAGACTTTGTCCTCGGTCGGCCGTGGACATTGGGCGACGATTCGCGGATGCCCCTGGCGCTCGAGCAGCGCCTTCAATTCCTGCTCCAGCCTCTCGCGATTGGCCTCGGCCGGAAACAGGCTGGTGATCCAGATGTCCTTGGTGCCGAGCGCCGAAGCGACGCAGAAGGTCCATAACGGGCTCGCCGCCGCAGGCGCCGCGGCGAAGGACAGGGTCAGGATGAAGAGGAAGCGACGAATCACGGCGGGTCTCGGCTCCGACGTCGAGCTTACACAAAGTCGGCAAGAAGGGAATCGGCCGGCGTACCACGCATCAACGAGGGCGACGCGCGATGAGCGATGAAGGGATGGTGCGGCCGCTGCCGCCGAGCGTGTTCGCGCGGATCGCAACCGCGGCGCGCTATGCGATCACCGGCGTCGCGCCGGCGACCTGGTTCGGGCCGTTGCAGCCGCTCCAGCCGATGGCGCCGCCGGAGGTCAAGGGGCGGCAATTCGATTATCCGTTCGGGGCGAACGTCTCCTATATGCCGCGCGCTTCGGCGGCGATCGGCTTCGCCGAATTGCGCGCCCTCGCCGACGCGCTGCCGCTGCTCAGGGCGGTGATCGAGACCCGCAAGGATCAGATCGCCGGTCTCGCCTATACGGTGCGGCCGCGCGATCCGAAGGCGGCCGCGCCGGACAGCGCCGCGCGGATCAAGGCGGCGCTCGCCTTTCTCGCCCGGCCGGACCGGCGCCATTCCTTCGCCGCCTGGCTGCGCATGCTGCTCGAAGACATGCTGGTCATCGACGCGGCGACGATCTATCCGCGCTTTTCGCGCGACGGTTCGCTTTATTCGCTCGACATCGTCGACGGCGCGACGATCTTTCCGCTGATCGGCGAGGACGGAAGGGCGCCCGATCCGCCTGATCCCGCCTATCAGCAAGTGCTGCACGGCGTGCCGGCGGCGGATTTCTCGGCCGACGAGCTCCTCTATCTGCCGCGCAACGCCCGCGTCCACAAGCTCTATGGCATGAGCCCGGTCGAGCAGATCGCGCTGACCGTGAACATCGCGCTGAGGCGCGACGTCGCGACGCTGGAATATTACCGGGTGGGCTCGGTCCCCGATTCGTTCGCGACCTTGCCCAAGGAATGGACGCTCGACCAGATCAAGCAATTCCAGGACTATTTCGACGCGCTCATGATCGGCAATTTGAGCCGGCGGCGCATGCTGAAATTCATGCCGTCGGACTTCAAGCTGCAAGAGCCGCGTCAGCCTCCGCTCAAGGACCAGTACGACGAGTGGCTGGCGCGGCTGATCTGCTACGCCTTCTCGGTGCCGGTCTCGCCCTTCGTCGGCACGGTCAACCGCGCCACCGCCGAGACCCTGCGCCTGCAGGCGACGCAGGAAGGCCTCGCGCCGATGCGCGCCTGGGTCAAGGACGCGATGGACCGAGTGATCCAGCTCTATCTCGGCGACGACGATCTGGAATTCGCCTGGGCCGGCGACGACGTGACCGATCCGCTGCAACAGGCGCAGACGCTGCAAATCCTGATCGGAAGCGGGGTGAAGACGGTCGACGAGGCGCGCGCCGATTTGGGGCTGACGCCGTTAGGGAAGGGCGGGGAGGAAGAAAAGCCGGCGGGGTTCGGGAAATTCAACCCGTATCATGACGAGCGTGGAAGATTTACAACCGCGGACGGCGCGCAAGAGGGCAATCCTAAGGACAAAAGCAAAAATCAGCGGCTTGTCCATCAGGCGGCCTATCAAGGTCATTTCCACGATGCAGTTCAGGAGCAATGGGCGACTTATCTGCGCGGGCTTGGATTTCGAGTCACAACGGAGGCTTATCTGAGCGTCGGCGGCATAACGGCGCGATTGGACATCCTTTATAGGCTGCCATCGGGCGTTTTGATGGGGATCGAGATAAAGACCGGCGACGATCCAACATTCACCCCGGAACAAGCAATCGTATATAGTCACGCAATTCTAGGAGCAGGAGTCATGTATTCCGGCGCGAGGGGGGACGAAATCGGCTTGACGTCCGGCGCGCGCTTGCCCGCTGTTCCTATCTTGGTCATTTATGCTCCGAAGCCTGGAGCCGACTACAGGTTTTTTGTTCCAAAACCTGAGCAGCTAGACAAGCTCGGACTCGTTTAATTGTCCAAGGCGGAGGAGATTCGCTGCCAATGGAAACGCGCAAAACAACCCCCGCATCTCTTAACATGCAGCAACGCAGGGCTGCCGGCCAAACTCTGATTACCGAAGACATGGCGCTGGAAATCGCTCGGTTGATCGTGCTTGAAGAAATCGGCGAGGGCGGCCTCAAGGCGCAGCTCCCGCTTTCGGCGTCCTCTCAAGGAGAGTATTGGCGTGTGGTTGGACACGACAATGATGCTTTCGAAGAGAACGAATTTGGCAGGCGAGTTCCCTTTGGGACCGTGAATATGCTGATCTCGAAATACAATGGTCAAATCTCCGACTTATCTTACGAGGTACGATTTTCGCAATTCGAGACGCCTTGATAACTCGAGTCGGCGCGCCGTCGAAAATCACTCTCTTCGATAACACGTCCTTAAAATATCGTAGGTAGGTGGATAAATGGAGACTCATGAGCTCAACCATCCATCAATGATGATGCGGCGATTGGCCGGCAAAAAGATCATCAGCCAGGCAATCGCTACGACGATCGCGCGGATGATCTTAGTCCAAGACTTTGGCGAGGCGGCTGCTCGCGCCCAAGAGCCCCTGACAGCTTCCGCCGATGGCGACTACTGGCGGGTTCTTGGCAGCAAGAGCAATGCGCTGGCATTGTTGGCGCGGGATCGATCTGTGGGGTTGCTGAATATCAAAATCAGCCAGTATGACGGTCAGATTGTTGATCTGCACTACGAAGATGTTTCGTGATGTGCGGTTCAACCTGAGTTGAGACCTTTAGGCGTCAGAGATTCCGCGCCACGGCCGAGACCCTGCGCCTGCAGGCGACGCAGGAAGGCCTCGCGCCGATGCGCGCCTGGGTCAAGGACATGCTCGACCGAGTGATCCAGCTCTATCTCGGCGACGACGATCTCGAATTCGCCTGGGCCGGCGACGACGTGACCGATCCGCTGCAACAGGCGCAGACGCTGCAAATCCTGATCGGAAGCGGGGTGAAGACGGTCGACGAGGCGCGCGCCGATTTGGGGCTGACGCCGTTAGGGGAGGACTCCACTGGACGGGCTTCCGCAACGTCAGAGGCAATTGCGAAATGTAATCCCTATCACGACGAGCGGGGGCGGTTCACGACCGCCGATGGAGCGGAAGCGACAGCCATTGCATCGCCAACGCATCCCTCGCATGGAGAGCAGCTATCCTTCGCTGGAACGTTGATGGACCGGCGATATGACAAAGATCTTGATATTACTCATTGCACATATTCCTGGTATCCGAATACGTTCACAATTGAGCACCACGGATATTACCAGTGTGAGCCGACTTTTCGGGCCGAGAGGATCAGGTGGCTGAAATGGCGAATGTCTCGATCTCCACAGAAGCGCTGGTCGCCATCAAGCGGAATCGTCGCCAGGCTCTTTCCTTAGGAAAGATAGAGGAGAAGTCGTCACTTGTGCCGTTGTTGGCGTGGAGTCATCGATCCTACTTGACGTTCGCGGACGGAGGCGTTGTGGAGTGTGGACCACGTTTCGTGTTGTCCTATCAGGCGCTGAGGGATATTAGCGAGCCGTTGATCGTGCGCACCGACGAAGGGGAGCAAGTAGCTGTAAGGCCAGCCAGAAAATTCGAACGCGGGTATCATCGGATCGGATTCGATAACAATGACTTTACTTTGGAATCTTATGAGACCAATCCGAGCTGAGTGTTTCGAGCGCTGCGAAGTAAGCCTCGTCTTCTTGATGCGCGTGGGCAAAGATGTGGCCGTTTCGCTCCTTGCTCTAAGCGAGTATTTGGACGGCGTGAGGCAAAGATGTTTGACGAGACTTCATCAAGCATTGAAAGCGAGGTTGAAGAGGGTTGAGCGATTTGGAGGCGAGCTGCGAGATGGCGGATCAGCCCTATAGCTTCGGCGCCGACGCTGACGCCAAACTCCCCCAAATCGCGGAAGATTGGGCGAGCGGTCGCTTTGACGAGAGCCTGGCCGAGGCGTACGCGCTCTTCTTGAGCGTGAAAGACGACCGGACTTCGCGTCTCCGCGAGGCCGCTATCGAACTGATCCGACTCAGCGCGGAGCGCCTGAGGGAAGGACATCAAAACCCGAAAGAGGAGGCGATCGCCTGCTCGTTCTGTGGGAAGAGCGCGTCCGACGTACGCCTGGGGGCGGGACCGAATGTGTTCATCTGCCATGAATGCGTCGAGACATTTTACAGCGTTCTCTAGGCGCGCCGCCTGTAGGCGCGCGGACCTGTAAAGTTCCTTCCTCGGCCGAGGACATCCATTTGCGACGGACGCGGTGATCAACATCAGCGAAACGATATCGAAGCTCGTCGAGGCCGTTCGGCGCGTGGATTTTCCGGACGCGAAAACCACCGCCGCGCTGCGCGACCTGGACATTGCCGGCGCGAGAATCACCGAGACCAAGGGCGGCTCCTGGGGAATCGACATAGGACGGTTGGCGGGCGGCGCGATCGAAGTCGCAGTCTTGGGCGGCGTCAAGCCGCGCCGCACGCTGCATCTGATCTTTCTGAATCCGGCGATACCTTTCCGTAACGTCAGCGGCGAGACGTTCGGCGCCAACCAGCGCGTTAAGCTGTCAAAATGCAGCCCTGGCCTCGGCCTGGTTTTTGAAAAGGCCGGCCTCCCCTGCGGCATGACCGCCTCTGCGCCAGACGGCGTGATCGAGAGCCTCTTCTGCGAAGAGCCGCCTGTCGCGCCGCATCGCTGACTCGTATTTAACCGGTTCTCGCGCCGAACGCCCGCGCGCAACCAGCTCATTTCTATGACGTCAACGCCCGCTTTCGCGGCGGCGCGCGCTTGCGCGCCGCGCTCATGCATGGAGCCGCCATGTCCGACCTGAAGCTTTTCGTTCCGCTCGCCAAGGTCGATCTCGACCAGCGCCTGGTTCATGGCGTCGTCACCGCCGAAATTCCCGACCGGTCGGGCGAGATTTGCGACTATGCGTCGACCAAGCCTTACTACCAAGCGTGGTCGGCCGAGGCGACGGAGGCGAGCGGCGGCAAGTCGCTCGGCGCGGTGCGCGCCATGCATGGCCGCGTCGCCGCCGGCAAGCTGACCGACATCGCCTTCGACGACGCGCAAAAGCGCATTCTCGTCGCCGCCAAGATCGTCGACGACGAGGAATGGCGGAAGGTGGAGGAGGGCGTCTATACCGGCTTCAGCCAGGGCGGGCGGTATGTCGCGCGCTGGCCCGATCCGGATAGCGGCCATACGCGCTACACCGCCGAGCCGCGCGAGATTTCCCTGGTCGATTTTCCCTGCCTGCCCGATGCGACCTTCGAAGTGGTGAAGGACGGCCGTTCCGAGCGGCGGAGCTTCGCGCACGCGCCGCTCGAAGCGGGCGCGGAAAAATCCGCGGCGCCGGAGGCCGGCGAGAGCGCCGCCTCGCGCCTCGACGAGCTCGCCGCGCTTCTCGCCGAGGCGCGGGCGCTCAACCAGACGCTCCAGAAGCAGATCGAGGCGACGGGCGCCACCGAAGCCGCCGCGCCCGCGCCATCCTCCGAACCCGATGCGGCGCAAAGCGCCGCATCGTCCCTCGCAGCGCCGCCGTCCCCGAGCGGACGCGAGCCTGCCCTCCCTCCCGAAGCGCTCGCCAAGGCGCTCGGCGAGATGGCGGCGCTGCGAGACCAGATCGCCGAGCTCGGCCCGACCCTCACAGCGCTCGCCGCGCGGGTCGCCGCGCTCGAAAAGCAGCCGCTGCCGGCCAAGGCCGCGATCCGCGCCGTCGCGAAGGCGCATGACGATGAGGACCGCGCCGGCGGCTCAGTCGACGATGCGGTAAAGCGGCTCGCGGCGCTGCCCTCCGAGGAGCGCGCCTATGCGCTGATGAAGATCAGCCTGGCCAACCCGATTTCGCGGCGTTGACGCGCCCTTCCATCTCAGGGGCAATCAAATCGATGACGCCTGACGCGTTGCGCGAGCAATGGCGCATGCGCGGCGCGACTGCGCCGCTGCGCGCCGAGATGACGTTCGAAGGCGACGCGCTCGTTCTCGGCGCGGGCGTGGTCCTCGCCAAGATTGGCGCGGCGAACGGTGGCGGATCTGAGGACGCGCGTCTCGCTGCGCTCCTCAACGTGGCCCATCGCCGATCGATCGCGCCGCGCGCGCTGGGTCACATCCGGCGCGCCGTCGTCAAGAAACGGGAAGACGACACGACGTTGGCGCTGATCCATCTCGCGCTCAGCGGCGTCGCGAAGCTGGAGCGGCCGACGGAAGGCGCGCGGCGACTCTTCGTAGCTGACGAGCTGATGAAGGCGGGGATCGCTCCGGGCGCTGTAATCGGCGCGTTCAGCCGCTTCGAGGGAAGTCTGGATGATCTCGAGCGCCGCTACGACCCGGATCAGCCGCGCGTGCCTTCAGGTAATGGGCGTGAAAGCGGGCAGTGGACGAGCGAGGATTGGGCGAACGCGACGGCGGCGAGTACTTCCGTAACATCAAGCAATCATGCTGCCCCCAATCAAAGCTCAACCAGACGGATTCAAATCGCAGACAATTCATCGAATTGGTTTCGATATCTCAACTATCTCAATCCGATCGGCGAGGCGCACGCCCAGACCGCCGAGGCGGAGCTGGAGAGGGAAGAAAACGAACCAAACTCTGAGGAGAAAGAGCCGTTCGTAACCTATTTCGATCCGGAAACGGGCCGCTATTACCAATATCCCCCCGCCAATCGCCCGCCAGCAGGCTGGGTCAATATGGAGCGCCTGCCGAAAGGCGAGACATTCATCTAGCCGGCAGAAACGCCAAACGAATCAGATGCTGACAATAGTACGAAAGAGCCCGTCAACGGGGAGAGTCGCCAGCCAGAATCGCGCGGACCTATCGCTGCCGCTACGGCAGCCATCGCGACGGCGGCCGCGCGCGCCATGCAACTGGCAAGGAATCGCGCGGTCGGCAAGGGGTTTGAAAAAACAGTCGAACGGAAGATCTCTGAAGCTGGACTTGATTACGGAGAACAAGTTACGGTCAAGACTGACAGCGGCGTTCCTTATCGCAGTGACTTTATAACTAGAGACCCAGCGACAGGTGAAATTGGCGGCGTCGAAGCGAAGGGGTCGGCCACCGCGCCTTTAACTTCCAACCAACAAAGGGCGATTCCGTAGATAGCGGAACGTGGCGCAACGATTGTTGGACGAGGTAAGCCAGGCTTTCCTGGGGGCATGCGCATTCCGCCGACGAGGTTTAGAATTGTCCGACCGGGATCGGAGAAATTCATGACCATCGAACAGACTGATGTCATCGATTTCTGGGCGACCAAAGATGACAGCCCAGAAATATCGTTGATCATAGCCGACCATCTTCCATGGGACGTCGACGAGGCGGAGCACCTTTGGATGCTGCAAGCTAAGATAAATAAGTACCTAGCTGCAATTGGGAGCGGCGAACTTTACGAAAAGGTGCCAAAGGCGCTTGACAAACGTATCGTCATTACGCTTGCGCCAAAATACCTCTTGAGCAAAAATGCGCAGTATTTTGTCGACAGAGTTCAAGGACTTATCCGATCCTACGGTTTCGATTTCCGAGTGGACGACAAGCTATCGGACCGTAACGAAATGCCGGATGAGTTAAAACAATCGAATGTGAAACCGGTATAGACCCGTCGAGCTCCGGACGCGGATATCTTATCTTTGGTTGGAGATTCGGTTCGGTGGAATGAACAAACACTCCTAGTTAAGTTTCTTAGACGGATAGTGCTGCGTATGGACAGAGATGTCGCCTTAAGAATTGATAGTATGATTATGGGCCCTCTCGGAACCCTAGACGGTATCGCTCACTATAAGAAGAACAATCTATCGGAGCATGACTATTCCGAGTTGGTTCGTCCAATTGGGCGAGCAATGGGTGAACTGATCGAAATATCAGAATCGCTTCACTGCCGCTTTCCGGATATCGTGCCTAAGGAGCTAATACCGCCCAAGAGATGAATTGGGGTAACCTTTGTGAAGAGGAAGCGGAGCTCCGCTTGCGGCTGAAATCAGTATGACGATTGACCAAATGGACGTCGTCGACTTCATCGTGGGCTCCGAGCGGGACCCGGAAATTCGCCTCGTCATCGCAGATCACCTGCCTTGGGACATCGAAGAAGCCGAGCATCTCTGGCTTCTGCAATGCAAGATCAACAAGTATCTTGGCTTTATCGAGAGCGGCGAGATCTACGAAAAATGGCCGGCGGCGAGAGGCAAGCACCTCGTCATCGACCTTGCGCCGAAATATCCTCTAAGCGATCGCGCGCGTAATTTGGTTGTGAAATTCCAAGCGCTCATCCGGTCCTTTGGGCTCGAACTCCGCGTGAGACAAGCAGCGCTTGCGCCAGAATCAGAAATCGCCATCGGCCGAGGACCAGTCGGCGAAGGGCTGCAGTGAGAGTAATTTTGGCTTACGGGACTCTAGCTGGCCTAGCGCTCGAATCTACGCCAAAATCTCAAGCGCATCCTTAGACGCCCGGCTAGGGGATTTGCGGCCGCATTTCTGACGAACGGTTTACCGACGAGCTCGCCGCCTTAAGGGCGGCGCGCAATTCTTAGCAGCGCCTGCAGCGCGCTCAGACCGTCACCATAGCAGCGACGAACGATCCAGCAACCCGGTCATGGGCCGCGGCCCTGCGAGCGGATCATGTCGTTTTGGGCAGTTGAGCGAAATTGCTCGCCTGAAAAGTCGCCGCCTTCCCTTCAACCAGCAGGAAAGAACCTTAAATGAGCATCCTTCAAATCACCGAAGAGACCCTTCGTCTCACCAAGGAATCCCTCGCCCATCCGAACGAGGCGCTCGCCAAGTCGGTCACGGTCGCGACGGGGCTGAACGCTTATGATCTCCAAGCGCCGGCGAAGAACCTCTATCCGGTCATCACGCCGCTCCGGAACGCCATCCCCCGCGTGCAGCGCGCTTCGCCTGGCGATGCGGCGCGCTGGCGCACGGTCTCGTCGATCATGGGCTCGGGCTTCGATGCGATGGGTTGGGTGCCGGAAGGCCAGCGCTCGGCCAGCATGTCGTACCAGTCCGCCTTGCAGGTTGCGCCCTATATGACGCTTGGCGAAGAGGACACGGTCACGTTCGAAGCCGAGGCGGCGTCGCAGGGCTTCGAGGATATCGACGCCACGGCCACGCTTCGCCTGTTGCAAAAAACGATGCGCAAGGAGGAGGCCGGGCTGCTCGGCGGCAACGCCTCGCTGGCGCTCGGCGCGCCGGCTGCGCCGTCGCTGTCGGCCTCCGGGACCGGCGCCACGCTGCCGGCTGCGACCTATTCGGTGATCGTCGTCGCGCTTTCGTTCGAAGGCTATCGCAATTCCTCGCTCAGCGCCGGTCTCGCCACGGTGAAGACCATTACCGGCAATGACGGCTCGACCTATACGCTGAACGGCGGCTCTTCGATGAAGAGCGCCAACGCGACGCAGGCGGTGACGCTCGGCCAGACGCTGTTCGCCACCGTACCGGTCGTCAACGGCGCCGTGGCCTATGCCTGGTTCGTCGGCGCGGCCGGCTCGGAGACGCTGCAGGCGATCACCACGATCAACAGCGTCGCGATATCCGCGCCGCTCATCGCCGGGCAGCAGGCGGCGAGCGCGATCACCGCCGATTGCTCGCGCAACGCTTCGCTCGCCTTTGACGGGCTTTTGACGACCGGCTTCAATCCGATCAACAGCGCTTATGTCCAGTCTTTGGCCACCGGCGTCGCCGGGACCGGCTCGTTCCTGACCTCTTCAGGTCGCGGCTCGGTTGTCGAAATCGACAACATGCTGCTGCAGATGTGGACGAATTACAGGCTCTCGCCGACCGTCCTCTATGTCAATGCGCAGGAGCAGAAGAACATCACCAATAAGTGTTTGACCAACGCTTCCGGCCCGCTGATCCGCTACAATGTCCAGGCGGACAGCGGCGAGGGCGGACCTTATGGCGTCTCGGCCTCGGGCGTGGTGCGCTGGTACTATAATCCGTTCAGCGTCGACGGCGGCTTCGACATTCCGCTCAAGGTCCATCCCGATCTGCCGCCGGGCACGATCCTCGCCTATTGCGAGCGGCTGCCGGTTTGGTACCAATCGAACGAGACGCCGAACGTCGCCGAGGTGCTGACCCGGCGCGATTATTATCGGGTCGACTGGCCGGTGCGGACCAGGCGGCGCGAATTTGGCGTCTATGCCGAAGAGGTGCTCGCGGTCTACGCGCCGTTCGGCGTCGGCGTCCTTACCAATATCGGCAACGGATGAGCCGGCGAAAGAAACGCGCCAAGCCGGCCAAGGCGGGGCGCGAGCTCGTCAGGCTCAAGGCGCCGGCAGGCTGCGCGCCGTTCAAGCGCGGCGGCCGGCGCTACGTCCCGTCGAAGGACGGGATCGTCGCGGTTCCGAAAGGCCTGCTCGACGATCTCGTCGCGCATGGCTTTACGCCGCTCGCCGAGGCCGAGCCGGCGGCGAGCGCGGACGAACAGAGTGGCGGGGAGAGCGATGGCGGCGGATGACCTGACCAATTTGGCCGCAGTGAAGGCCTGGCTCGGCCTGCCGAGCGGCGCTTCGCCGAACGACGCGACGCTCGCCGCGCTCATCACCGCGGCCAGCCGGTCGATCTATGCCTGGCTGTCGCGGCCGGCTCTGCTGCCGCGCGCCTATAACGAGACGCTCGACGGCGAAAGCCGGCGGATCGTTTTGCGGCAATGGCCGGCGCTGAGCGTCGCGTCGGTTGCAATCGAGGGGCGCGCGATCGAGCCGGTCGGCGCGCCGCAAAGCCGGCCGGGCTGCGGCTATCTGCTGCAAGCCGCCGAGAGCGCGCCGCCCGGGCGGCCGCAAGCGCTCGACATTTTCGGCTGGCGCGTGCCGCGCGGGCGGCAGAACGTGACGATCGCCTATACGGCCGGCTACGCCGTGATGAGCGAAGCGCAGAGCGTTCCGTCCGCCTCGCCCTGGCAGGTCGCGGTCGCCGCGCCTTATGGGGCCTGGGCTTCTGATCTCGGCGTCGTTTATGCGGCGAGCGGCGCGGCGTTGACGCAAGTCGCCGCCGCTCCGGCCGCCGGACAATACAGCGTCGCCGGCGGCGTCTATTCCTTCTCCGCCGCCGATTCCGGCGCGGCCGTCGCGATCTCCTATGGTTATATCCCGCAGGACGTCGCCCAGGCCGCGACCGAACTCGTCGCCGAGCGCTTCCGCGCCGCCGATCGCATCGGGCTGCGATCGAAGGCGGTGGGCGGACAGGAGACGGTCTCGTTCGATACGTCCGCCATGTCGGCGGCAGTGCTGGCGCTGTTGCAGCCGTACCGGCGGGCGTCGTTCTAGATGATCTCCGTCGCGCTCGACGGCGAAGAGGCGCTGCAAGCGCGCTTCGCGGCGTTTCCGGCCGAGATGATCGCGAGCCTGTCGGCCAAGGCCGCGATCCTGGCCGAGGCGCTCGCCGCCAAGGTGAAGGACGACAAGCTCTCCGGCGGCGTTCTCAATGCGGCGAGCGGCGCGCTCCGCGCTTCGATCGTCGCGGAAGCCGGCGTCGGCGGCGACGGCGTCTTCGCCAGCGTCGGTTCGGCGGGCGACGTCAAATACGCGGCGATCCAGGAATACGGCGGCAAGACCGCGGCGCATGAAATTGTCGCGGCGAAGGCGGGCGCTCTGGCCTTCGCGGTCGGCGGCGCGACGATCTTCGCCAAGCGCGTGCGCCACCCGGGCTCGGCCTTGCCGGAGCGCTCGTACCTGCGCTCGTCGCTCGCCGAAATGGCCGACGAGATTGTCGCGGCGCTTGCCGATGCGCCACGTGAGGCTTGGGAGCGGTCATGAGCAGAGAAGCGGCTTTCTCAGCCTTGTTCGACGCCGTCGTCGGCGCCTATCCCTGGGCGCTGGCGTCGCGGCGCCTGCGGGTGTGGAGCGAGGTCCCGGCGCCGATGCGGCCGGCTCTTTTCCAACTGGAAAGCGGCCCGGAAGCTTATCAATGGACCTCGCTGGCGAGGCCGCGTCGCACGCTCGAAGCCAAGCTCTTCCTCTACTTCGATTCGCGCGATCCGCTGACGCCCGGCGCCAGCGCGATCAACGCCGCCCTTGACGCGATCGACGCGGCGCTGACGCCGCAAGGCGCGGACGCCGCGGCCGGCCGCCAGACGCTCGGCGGCGCCGTCCATGACTGCAAGATCGCCGGCGTGCCGGTGCGCGATACAGGCGACATCGATGGGGATGGGGTGGCGGTGTTGAGCGTGAGGCTGGTGCTGGGATAAGGGGTCAGCACAGTGCGTCAAGAAAAGGGCGCGATGCGGCAAATTGCGCAAGCTGGTCTTGTCGGCCGTCAATTGACGGTTTACATCTCCTCATGATCAAACGGTTTCGACACAAGGGGCTCGAACGGCTGTTCCTGAAAGGCAGCGCCAAGGGGATCGACGCCCGGATCGCGTCCAAGCTCCGCCGCATGCTGGCGCGTTTGAACGATGGTCCCTTGCCCGAGGCGATGGCGCTGCCCGGTTACCGGTTGCACCAGCTCAAGGGTGATCGGGCCGGCTGTTGGTCGGTATGGGTGACCGGAAACTATCGTTTGATCTTCGAGATCGACGGCGATGACGCCACCAATGTCGATTTCGAGGATTATCACTAGCCAGGAAGGAGGCTGTCATGGAGATGTTTAACCCGCCTCATCCAGGCGAAATTGTCCGCGAGGACTGCCTAAAGCCCGCTGGGCTGTCCGTGACCGCGGCGGCCAAGTGGCTTGGGGTCTCGCGCCAATCGCTTTCCGAGTTGCTGAACGGCCATAATGCGATGTCGCCGGACATGGCGATCCGTCTCGAAAAGGCCGGATGGGGATCGGCCGAGTCCTGGCTGCGCAACCAGCTCTCCTATGACCTTTGGCGCGCCAAGCGGCGCGCCGCCTTTATTAAGGTGAAGAAATATCCGTTGCCTCGCGCAGCCGCCTGAGCTGCCGCTTCACTCTCCTCGCCGAGAAATCCTTTGATTAGGGGCGCTTTCCCCTAATGTCGCGCCAGTATTCTTCCGCGACTTCGTCGTCAATCTCGACGGCTAGAGAGCTCTCCGGATAGAGGCGATCGTTCCCGTCTCGGCGAGGGCCGGAAATCCAAAATTCCTCACCAGTTTCACTGTCGCGGTAGTTCGCCTTGGAGCCTCTGCCGCCAAGGCCGTGGAATGTGCGCCCACGATAGTAGATGGTTTTGCCCGTCTTCGAGAATGTCACACGGCCGATCCGCGCCGGCCCATTGAGGGACGACGCCTTGTTTTCAATGTACATGATCCGGCTCTTGGGCATCGTTTGATTATGAAGGCTACGCCGGAGCACGCAACAGCTAGATGAGTGCGCAGCGCATTTAATTACATGTTACTCCGAATCTCAATCCCCCTCGCTTCGCTTCTGCCAATGATGGTTCAACGCTTCAGTCCGATGTGACCAAAAGCCGCTCCGCGTCGAGAACGGGGGAAACGTGTGGGACGTCATTGGCGGTCATCCAGAACGGAGGGAGGAATGGATAGGGGGTCGGCGAAAGGGGGCCAATCAAAATGGCCATTTCGAAAGTCGATGGCGCAATCGTCCCGTTCTGGAACTGAGTAGAGCGTTCGTGGGTTGTCGGTGCGCGAGGTAAACCCAGCCGCTAGCCGGCCCTGGGAGGCTTCGATGGCCTGATAGTCAACTACTGAATCCGATTAGGGAAGAAATCACCAGTTTGAGGATTATAGGCGTGCAGGCCGTGCTTATGCGCTGTTTGCACGATAAATGGCGCAGCCTCTTCGTATCGCGACCAGACCAGCGATATGTTGATGAAATCGCCGATAATATTTCCCACGAGTGGACCGTCTCCCCAAACCGTGTCCGTAGTTTCGGCGAGGTCGGGATAGCGCGCAATGAGATCGCTGACGAACATCACGAGCGTTTCAGAGGGAGGAACTTTTGATCTCCCTTGAAGCGCACGAACTTTATCTCGGAAATTAGAGTCCGCCGGATCGAGCTGGAGGTTAGGAGCCCAGCAGTAGATATGAGCGGTCACGAGCTAGAGTCCTCACGAGTACGCATGGACCGGCTCCGCAATTGATTCAGGCTAGCCGCAGAAAACAATCGACATATCAAAGCTGACCGCATCGATCTAGGACGCTCTCATCGCTCCGTAAGAGCCGCTGCGCGCAGGGGCGACGGCGCGCCGTTGCAATTTCCGAATCCCTCGCTTCGACCTCTTTCTTACTAATGGAGAAACGTCAATGTTCGTCTTCGGATCCGGCGTGCTGATCGGCACGCCGCAAGGCGGCTCGCCGATCAATTTCGGCTTGGCGCAGGAAGTCTCGCTCAATGTCAGCACGACGACCAAAGCCCTGTTCGGCCAGTACAACTTTCCGGTCGCGATCGGCTCGGGCACGCGCAAGATGGCCGGCAAGGCCAAGATGGCGCGGATTTCCGGCCAGGCGCTCGGCGCCTTGTTCTTCGGCGTGACGCCGACTTCCGGCGGGACTTTGACGCAATTCGGCGAGGCGGCGGCGGTGCCGGGCGCGTCGCCCTATACATACACGGTCGTCAATCACACGACGTTCGTTTCCGACCAGGGCGTCGTCTATGCGGCGAGCGGGCTGCCGCTGAAACAGGTGGCTTCCGGCCCGGCGACGGGACAATATTCGGTTGCTGCCGGCGTCTATACGTTCGCCGCCGGCGACGCAGGCGCGGCCGTGCTGGTCAGCTATACCTATACGAATACGTCGAGCGGCGAGAACGTCGCCGTCGCTTCGCAATTGATCGGCCCGACCGTCTCCTTCTCGGCCAATCTCTTTGCCGCCGATCCGACCACCGGCAAGCAATTCTCGGTGCTGCTCTATAATTGCGTCGCCGAGAAACTCGCCTTCGGCACCAAGCTCGAGGATTTCGTCATGCCCGAGCTCGACTTCCAATGCTTCGCCAACAGCGCCGGCCAGGTGTGCCAGCTCAATTTCGGAGACGCCGCGTGAACGAAGAGCCGTTTACGGTCGCGCTCGGCGGCCGGTCTTGGGCGCTGCCGCATCTGCCGTTCCGCGCCATCAAGAAAATCCAGCCGCTCCTGTTTCAGCTCTATGGCGAGCTCGGCGGCGCCGAGGCTTCGCTACAGAGCCTCGCGCGCTTCACCGAGGCGCAGCTCGACCGGCTGGCCGAGGCGGCCTATGTCGCCGTCGCCGTCGTCGACAAGGAGCTCAGCCGCGAGGCGTTTTTCGAGCTGCCCTTCTCGGTCGGCGAATTGATGCTCGCCTTTCCGGCGATCGCGCGGGCCGCGGGCCTCAAGCCGATCCCGCCGGAGCAAGCGGCGGCGGAGGCGCCACGCCCTTTGGGGGAGTCGATTTCGACCGGCTGATCGCTCACGTCGTCGCCAATACCGGCTGGACCTGGGACGAGGTCGAAGACGGCCTCACCTTGCCGCGCCTCGCCGCGCTACAGGCCGAGTGGCGCGACAATCCGCCGGCGCATTGGCTGCTCGCGGCGCTGGCGAAGTACAGGCGGCCGTCGGAAACCGAGGGTTCAGAGGGTCGCCGGCAGACGACCATCGCTGCGATCCAAGCTGCTTTTCCGCATGGGCGATCGTGATGCGCGCGAAAACTGAGGGTGCCAGATGTCCGACGCCAATCTCGAAGTCCGCTTTTCCGCCTCGGTCGACGACCTGACCCAAGGCGTCGCCGAGGTGAAAGACGCGCTCGCCGACCTCACCGAGGCGGCGGGCCGGATGAACGGCCAATATCAGACGCTCGGCGCCTCGATCGTCGCGGCGATGTCGCCGGATAAGTTGCGCGCCTTCGATGCGGCGCTGCTTTCGTCGGCGTCGCTCGAAAAATCGCTCGCCGCCGCGCATGATCAGGCCGCCAAGGCGATTCGCGACGGCGACGACGCTTCTTACGCTGACGCCGTGCGCGCGGCCAAACTCGCGGTGAACGAGGAGGTCAAGGCCGTCCAGGACGGTTTAAGGCAGAAGCTTTCGCTCTACGCCGCCGAAACGCAGCGCCATGAAATCACTCAGGAGCAGAAAGCGGCGCTGTCGCGCCAGGCTATGGACGAAGAATATCAAGCCGAGCTCGCGCTGCTGCAGAAGGAGATGGCGCTGAGCGGGCAGACGCTAACGCAGAAGCAGCAGATCGACGACAAGATCCTCGACGCTGAGCGCCGCCATCAAGATCAGGTCGCGCAACTCATTCAACGATCGCTCACGGCGCAGCAGCGCGAATACGAGGGCTACGCCAACGCCGTCACGCAAGCCTTCAATTCGCAATTGCGCGGCCTGCTCGCCGGCACGACCAACTGGCACACGGCTTTCAAGAACATGCTCAGCGATCTGCTGATCAGGTTCATCGAATGGGGCGAGACGACGGTCGTCCAACATGTCGCCAACGAAGCGGCGAAGACCGCGGCGACCTCCGCCGGCGTCGCGGCGCGAACCGGCGCGGAGCAGGCGGGCGCGTCGGCCTCGCTCGCCATGCAGGCCTCGACGATCATCCGCTCGATCCTGTCCTCGGCGGCGGAGGCCTTCGCCGGCGTCTTCGGCTTCTTGTCGCCGATCTTGGGGCCGCTCGCGGCGGGCCCGGCTGCGGCGGCGCATGCGATGGTCGCCGGCATGGCCGGCGAGGTCGCCTCGGCTGATATCGGCATGTGGCGCGTTCCGTCCGACATGCTGACGCTGGTCCACCACAACGAATTGGTCATGCCGGCGGCGCAGGCTTCGGCTTTCCGCGACATGCTCAGCGATTCGGCGAACGGCGGCGCGGCCTCGGGCCGTGCGGTTCATATTCATCCGACCACTAATTTCCACGTTTCGGCGATCGATTCCGGCTCGGTCGCGCAATGGATCAAGGCGAACAGCGCGTCGATGGCCAAGGCCATGGACGAGGCGGCGCGCCATGGGGCGCTGCTCGGGTTGCGACGGCTCGCCGGCGCTTAAGATCGAGAAGGCCAGGCCATGGGCTTCATCGGCGGCGTGCATCTCCTGCCCGCCACGGGCGAATTCACGTACGACACCGTCGCTCATCAAGCCGCGCAAGCGGGCGGCGCGATGGCGGGCGTGAACACGTTCCATGCGCCTGGCGGCGCCAAGACGGACTATTCCTACGCGATCGATCAGTTGCAGGCCGCGCATCCGGAATGCGGGACCGTCTCGGTCCTCTGCGCCTGGTTCGGCGATTCGCTCGATGCCGCGACCTGCCGGATCTATCCATCGACCAATTTCATCGGCGGCTCTTTCGAGCAGTTGTCCGGCTCCTCATGGACCGCCGATTCTTGGCGCGTCTCGGGCCTGACGCAGTCTTCGCCCGGCCTCATTCCGATCCCGACGAGCGGCGGCGGGGCGGTTTATGGCGGCACGCCGTCCGATCAGAGCGTCGTGCGCTGCATGCAGGACCTCAAGAGCCGCGGTTTCAAAGTCGTATTTTATCCGTTCATCCTGATGACCGCGGCCGGCCTGCCCTGGCGCGGGCGGATCGCTCATGCGCCGGATATGAGCAGCGCCGCGACCAGCGCGGTCCAAGCTTTCCTTGGCGACGCGACCCGCAATCAATTCACGCCGAATGCGGCCAACCTTACCGTCTCCTATTCCGGCTCGCCGACGGACTTCACTTATCGGCGCATGATCCTTCACTACGCCTGGCTTTGCGCCTTGGCCGGCGGCGTCAATCTGTTCTTGCTCGGCTCGGAATTGCGCGGGCTCGAGACGATCCGAGGACCGGCCTGGACCAAGGTCGGGACGACCGACGGTTCGGGCGCCGCAATCTGGGACTATCCCTTCGTCGCTGGCTTGCAGGCGCTGGCGACCGACGTGCGGGCGATTTTCGACGGGCAAGGCCTGAGCAAGGACACGGCTAATCTCGAGAATCTCATCGCCTATTCGGCCGACTGGTCCGACTGGATGGGCTTTCAGCATCCGGGCGAGGGCGGGCAATGGCCGCATCTCGACCAGCTCTTCGCGCAAAACGAGATCGACGTCGTCGGCGTCGACAATTACCTGCCGCTCTCGGATTGGACCAGCGACGGCGGCCTCGACGCGCTCACCTGGTCCGCGCCGGCGCCCTCCGGCGCCTGGCCGCCTTCAAGCGCGACATTGGGCGGCCTGGGGCTCTCCGGACCGCCGACCATCTATGATCTCGATTATCTCAAGGCCAATATCGAGGGCGGCGAGAAATTCAACTGGTACTACAACGACGGCGCCAATCTCGGCCGTGGTCTCGACCCGAACGGCTCGGACCAGCAACTCTCGCTGCCAGAAGGCGATCGGCTGGCTCAGGCTCGCAATCCGTACTATCCGAACCAGCAATTGCTCGCCAACAAGCAATTCCGCTGGTGGTGGTCCAACTCGCATCAGGCGATCTACGATGCCGGCGACGGCCTCGGCTGGGCACCGCATGGGCCGCAAACCGAGTGGCGAGCGCAGTCGAAGCCGCTCGCCTTCATCGAATACGGCTTTCCCGCCGCCGACCGAGCGACCAACCAGCCGAACGTGTTCTTCGACGCTGGCTCCAGCGAGAGCGCGACGCCCTATTGGTCCTTGTGGGCGGAGGCGGAAGGCGGCGCCTATCAACCGCAGCGCGACGATACGCTGATGATGCTGGCGCTGCAGGCGATCTATGAATATTGGAACGGCGACGGCCACAACGAGACCTCGCCCGGCGGCGCCAAACTGATCGAATTCGCCTTGTCCTGCGTCTGGGCGTGGGACGCGCGGCCGTTTCCGACCTTTCCGCTCCTGACCAGCGAATGGGCGGACGCCGCCAATTGGCGGACCGGCAATTGGCTTTCCGGCCGCGGGCCGGCTTTGCCGCCGATTCCGCCTTCGCCGCCGCCGGCGCCCGGCGTCTATGCGAGCTTTCCGACGCTCGGAGCGCTCTCCTGGTCGACGCATATCGCGCCTCGCTTCGCGACCGATGTCGCGGCGCGCGTTTCGGGCCGCTCGAGCCGAAGGCCGCGCTACGCCGCAGCGCTTTACGACGTCGAGTTGACCTACGAGGTTTTGCGCGGCGATGCGGCGCATCTCGAACTGCAGACGATCGCCGGCTTTTTCGCGGCGATGCAGGGACGAACTCAGCCGTTCTGGCTCGCGCCGCCGGGCTTGGCGGAAGTCGCGGGCCAAGCGCTTGGGGCGGGCGACGGCGCGACGGTGAAATTTCCGCTCGTTCGCTCTCTTGGAACGTATGTCGAACTGGCCGCAGGAACGTCCGGCGTCGCCGCGGTCTATGTGAACGGCGCCGTAGCGCCGCCGACGAGCTACTCGGTCTCGGGCGGTTATGCGCCTGCGGTCGTATTCGTATCGCCGCCCGCACGCGGCGCGGCGGTCGCGGCCGATTTCGGTCTGCTCTGGCTCTGCCGATTTTCCGAGGACGTTGTCGATCTCGAGGAGTTCATGGCGATGCTCTTCGAATTGCGCATGCTGAAGCTGCAAACGGTGCGGCTGTGACCGCGCCGCCCGCCTTTCCGAATCTCGCCGGCCAAGGCTGGTCGGTCCACAAGAAGCCCGTATTCGCGACGCTCGTCGCCGACCATGCCTCGGGTCGCGAAGTCCGCGACGCGCTGTGGCAATATCCTCTGTGGGAGTTCGAGCTTTGCTTCGACGGGCTTGCTTCGGATTCGACGAGCTATCCCGGCCTTGGCGCGCAGTCGCTGCAGACCCTCATGGGACTATTCCTGCAAGCGCAGGGGCAGTTCGGGACATTCCTCTATACCGACCCGACCGATTGCCGCGTTTCCGGCCAAGTCCTCGGAGCCGGCGACGGGGCTACGACTTCGTTCGCCTTCGTCCGTACGCTTGGCGGCTTCGCCGAGCCGGTCGGCTGGGTGACGAGCGTCGCGAGCGTGGCGCTGAACGGAGCGCCCCAAAGCTCGGGCTGGTCATTGACCAGTCCGAACACGCTTGTCTTCTCGTCGGCGCCCGGCTCGGGCGTCGCAGTAACGGCGAGCTTCTCCTACGCCTTCCAGTGCCGCTTCCTGGAGGATGGCCAGGACTTCGAGCAATTCATGCAGAATCTCTGGGCCGCGCCCAGCGTGAAATTCCGCTCGGTGCGCTCGTCATGACCATCCATGTCATTTCCCGCGCAAGCGGGAGTCCAGGCTGAGCGAGGCTTCGAGCATCCGGTTGTCTGGATGCCCGCTTCCCGCGGGCATGTAAAGGGAGCGTCTCCATGAAATCGGCCAGCCCGGCGCTGATCAATTTTCTCAACGCGGCGCGCGCCGCGCCGGACGCGCCCATCGCCTTCGCCGATTGCTTCACCTTCATCCTTTCGACCGGTCTCACCCTCGCCTATACGAATGTCGATCAGTCTGTCGCCTATAGCGGCGTCACGTTCGCCGCGAACGGTCCGCTGGTTCAAGGCCTGAAATATCGCTGCTCGGTCGGGCTCGAAGTCGACAAGCAGCAGATCGCCATCGCGGCGCGGCCGACCGACCTTGTCGGCGGCGCGCCCTTCCTCGCCGCTTTGCGCGACGGGGCTTTCGACGGCTGCCGCGTCCAGCGCGACCGCGTCTTCATGAGCGCGCTCGGCCAGCCGCCGGTCGGCGGCGTGACATTGTTCAAAGGCCGCGTCGCAAGCGTCGATCAGGTCGGCCGCACCAGCGCCAAGGTGACGGTCGCCTCGGACCTCGTCCTGCTCGACATGGACATGCCGCGCAACCTCTATCAGCCGACCTGCCTGCACACGCTCTACGATTCCGGCTGCGGCGTGCCGCGCGGGACTTACGCGACGAATGGAACGGTCGGCGCGGGCTCGACCGTCGGCCTGATCAACTTCGCCGGCGCGCTCGCCATCCACACGCAAGGCTCGATCGTGATGACGTCCGGCGCCGACGCCAATCTGCGCTCGACAGTGAAGGGCGTCGTCGCGGGGACGTCGCTGACGTTGATGTATCCCCTGCCGATCGCGCCGGCCGTCGGCGACGCCTTCACGGTTTACGCCGGCTGCGACCACACCAGCGCGACCTGCCAGACGCGGTTCAACAACCTGGCGAATTTCCGGGGTTTCCCGTACGTGCCGCCGCCGCAGGTGGCGTACTGACGCGCCGCGGCGCGGAACCGCCGCGCTTCTTTATCGCAATCGAGGTCCGCATGCTCGTCGAAGAGATCGAGAAGGCGTGGGTTGCGCGCGCGAAGAGCGCGCCATTCTATCCGACGCCGACTTTCGTCGGCGACGCGTTGACTCTCGGCGCGGGAACTGTGATTGCGCGTACTAAAAGGCCTCTTGACACGCAAGAGAAGTCATCCGGCGATACGCGTGTCGTCGCGCTGCTCGCCACGGCGTTTCGGCGGGCGATCGGGCAAAAGGCTCGCGCTCATTTGCGTTGCGCGCTGGAAAAGCGCGCGGAAGGCGACGAGCTTGTCGCTTCGATTCACCTGGCGTTGATGGGCTTGCCGCGTCTCGATCGGAACAATGGCGCGGCGCGCCGCCTTTTCGCCGCCGACCGATTGCTGCAGAAGGGCGTGACTCCGGAGACGATTTTCGCGGCGCTTGATCTCGACCCCACGTCGTCCGGCGAGTCGCTACGCAAATACAATCCCAATCAGCCGCGCGTCCCAGCCGGCAGTGGCCGGATGAGCGGGCAATGGACCTCGGGCGGCGACGCGCAAGCGGCAGCTACACCTGCGCCTAACCTGCTGACAAGCCTTCCGCTCAAGGTCATTCGGAGACCTCCGCCGCCACAATGGCGACTGCCGCTGCGTTAAGCGCCGCGCGGCCGGCCAGCTCGGGCCTCGCGGAAGCCGGCTCGTTCTTCGCCGAAACCGTCATGCCGAGAGCGCTCGCCGCCCTGGCGCAGCTCGCGCTGCGAGCCGCAGGTCCGGTGGCTCTCTTCGGCATGCTGGTCGTGCCTTCGCCTTCAGGGAATCAGACAGTCGAAGGCGCGGTCCCCGGCCGGCCTGACCTCAAATACGAATGGCCCACAGGCGGGTCGATCCTCTATCTCCACCGGCTGATTCAAGGCCAGTGGGTCACCGTCGCGCTAGGGCATTTGGGCACAGACTGGATCTTTCGCGACGACGCCGGCAAGCCGATCGCGCGGGTCATCGATGCGAAAAATCGCGTAATCGCCATCGACATCGCGGCGATTTCGCAGGCCGAGCGCGACGACAAAAACAAGCAGAACAGCCAGGCTGCCGTTGGCGCCGCTGGAGCCGCTGCCGCCGGCGCCAAAGCAGGGACGGCTGCGCGAGTAAAAGAGGAGCCCAAGCTCTGTCCGGAGCCTGTTGGGGAATTCAGTGAGTCGTGGTCAGAAAATTCGAGAGAATATCAGGCAAGAGTTACAGGACTTCCTCCACCGCTCGCGATCTTTTTTAATGGAGAGTGGTTCGACGGCTGCGTGGAGGAAGAAAAAGGCAAGCTGCAGCAAGCCACAGGCGGTCGCGAAAACTTTTTAGACGGGGATGGAGATTGGTACACCTGGTTTCAGGGCGGATGGAAACTCCCTGATCAGATTGACCGCAGCTATAAGGCGGCAAAAACTGCCGGAAGGCTGATCGATTGGCATGTTCAAAAAAAGCGTGTCTACGACTGGATCGCCGCTTACGTAAAGCATGAAAACTATGGTGATGTGATTAAGGTTATCTACGACCCCTAGGAGAACCAATGGCTGAGGAATCATATGCGCTGCATTGCTGGTGGGGTAGCCGTAGAGAAGAAGCGGCGGCCTGCGCAGAACATCTGGTTCAGACCCTCAACGGACTGGCAGAAGAAGACCATACTTTTCACAACTGGGATTGCTGTGATCTTCCCGCCGGCCTCGAAGAGATCACAGCACTTTTTAACGCCAATCGCCCGTTTCACTCGCCTCCCTCCAGGGAGCCTTGGCCAGAGTTGGGGTTCGGGCTCAAGATAAAAAATCGACTGAACGACTCAGACGGCGCTCTAATTAGTTTGCGTGTTGGCGCTTTCGGCGACGCGAACCCACATGCGAATAGTCTGGCCCTCGTCTTTAGCAAGCGTCGTTCCTCGACAAGGCGGCCGTGGACGGCAAGCGATCTTCGGAAAATCATGCGTTTGATCATCAAGGAATGGCGTCCCGAAGAAGCTTCGGTGGACTGTTTTCGATACATGAAGTTCCTTCGCCACTATCTCAATTCGAATGGTCAGGAAGGGCTTTACCTGCCTTGGGAGGGGTGGATCACATATATTCCAGGACTTCAGGTCTCCCGGATCGATCCGCCGCACGGCGTCGATGTTGAGCGTCTTGATGACGGCAGCGCCCTCTACTCGCTTTGCGAGGAGCCATTTACAATAGACAATCCGAAGCATATGGCGCTTGCTGCAAGTATGCAGAAGGCATTGGAGCCGATCCAAACGCGGTAAATTAGCCGCGAAAACCGATGTGATTTTTCGATCCCGTTTCCCTATTAGTCGTCCTTAGCTCGCAGAAAAGCGGTCTTGCCGGCGCGGCGCAACTCTAGCGACGAACATGACGGTCGCTGCCGGCATCGGTGAGCCCGATCAACTTCGCCGGCGCGCTCGCCATCCACACGCAAGGCTCGGAGCAAAGCTTTGATTGGGACGGCACGGTTCGTTACGGCCTGGACGGGAGTATAAGAACTGATGTCATATTGTGGGATGAGAACAGGGAAAAGGTAATCGCGATTTGGGATCTGAAGACTGGAAAAGCGAAACTTTACGGCGCAAGAGTTCGACAATTGAAGGCAATGGTTCCCGGAGGGAGCAAGGCGATAGTTTCATAAGACTTGGTCGAGCTCTTCGAAGCAATCCTCGATTGGCGGGAGACCCGCCTCCTCGCGACGTTGATCGATTATCGCGCGGATCGCCGCTCTGAAAGCAACCGGTTCGTCAAGAAGCGCTGCAAGAGTTGCGGCCTGAGCTTTGTACTCACGATCTCTGTCGCTTTCGACTTCCGCGGCTTCGATCGCGGAGAATAGTTGGCGTGACGCATCGAATTCAAGATTTAACCCGCTCGCGACCGCGGCATGAAATAGATGGGCGAGCAGTCCATGAGGCTCGGCTTTTAAAACGCGGCTTATCGCTGAGAGGTTGCAGAATTTCGCTCTGAGTGCGCGCACCTCGTCTGCGGCGCGAGCTGCTGCGCGTCCTATGAGGGGTCGAAATTGTTCTGGCGCTTCGAATGGAATAAATCCGACATCTGCAACACGATAGCCGTAGCTAAAATTCAGCCCTAGATTGCTCTTCCGGTACCAGAGCCAACTAGCGCCGACGTTCAAATACGTGCCTTTCGAAAAACCGCTCGGCTGAAACTCGACCATGATCGCCCAAAAACGCTCGTCTGATAACCAAACGCGTGATTGGCCGCGGCGGAAACAGCCGATCGGCGCGAGAGCCGCCTTTGCAGCGTTGGCGATCAAGCGGCCGTGTTCGTTCTGCATCGCCATTGAGTAGCTCTAAAGCATTTGCAATCTTGACTTCAAACTTATGCCTCTCGGCCAGGTTGCTCAACGAATTTTGTCTATCGCAATCGCTGAGGCTTTTGGCGCGGAACCCAAGCGAGCTTGCTGCGCCCTTTCCACCTCAGTGGGGCCTAGTCAACAGCCGTCCCAAACCGATCCGATAGTTCCACCTGTTCCAGGGCTCAGTGACAGTCGCTCATACATGATCCGAGGATCGATACGACAGGGTCACCGACAAGCGAGTCGACAGAATCCTACAGAGGCTAGACGGCTTCTGGAGCCTTTCTTTCAACTGGCCAGAAGCAATCATCGATTGATGGTAATCCAATCGCGAGGCGACGGCGCCTGATTCCTTCGGCAACAGTTTTACGAAAGCTGTCGAGGTCATTGAGCTCCCGAACGAGTCGCGCTGCTTCGCCACGGAGCTCCCGTTGCCAGGCGAAGGCGGCGGGCAGGGCGTCGAGCCGCCGAAAAAAAGAATGTGCGGAATCGGCATCGTGATTGAGTCCTGCGGCGACGGCCGCATGGAAGAAACCCCAATCACTCGATTTTGGCTTCGCGCTCAAATGGCGGCTGATCGCCTCAATGGAAGGAAACTTCTTCCTCAATGCTAGGACTTCCCGAGCGGCGCGCTGCGCCATGTCCTTGGTCAAAGGCCGAAACTGCTCCGTGCTTTCGAAAGGCGCGAACCCGGCGTCATGGACACGATCGCGATGATCGAAGGACAGCGCCGATTTCTGCAGCTCCGACCAAAGCCAGCTCGCTCCGACGTTGAGATACGAGCCTTTCGAATAACCACTTGGTTGAAACTCGACTAAGATTATCCAATAGCGTTCATCCGACAACCAAACGCGTGATTGGCCGCGACGGAAACAGCCGATCGGCGCGAGAGCCGCTTTCGCAGCGTTGGCGATCAAGCGGCCGTGTTCGTTCTGTATCGCCATTGAGAGCTCCGAAGCGTCCGTCGAAAGTTATCTCTCGAATCCGGTTCGATCAACGAGAGGTACTACGTGAAAATGCATTGTAATTGACACGAGTTGGGATCCGACGCTGGATCTCGCAATTTGCGCTGACGTTGCGGCAGCTACGGGTCCGCCAACCGGAGAAAAAGACGATAAACGGGCGTCATTTATCTATACTCAGATAATAACACCAATTACCGTGCGGTCTGCATAACTTACGTGGCTGGGAGCCAGAGATGCGAGGCTTTATTTGGGGCGTCGCGGCGGCGCTTACTGTCGGGGCCGCTTTCGCGGGAACCCCTGAGCGCGACAAGGCTTGGAACTCGTTGATCGCCGAAGCGAAGAAGCACGGCGGCGTCGAGACTGTGGCGCAGGACTCCGCATCCTACGTGTTTCAAAGGCCGGACGGCTTGTTGGTCACGTTCACGCGGATGCTGGACGGCCGCATCCGCGCGGTGTGCATCCTCGCTAAAGATCAGAACCTCGTGGTCTGCGGGGATTGGGATACCGGCAAAATCCGCTACGGAAAGCGCGCCGACGCCAATTCGCCCTTGATCTATAGCGATACGCCGCCGCCCGACGAGGCGGGCGCGCAAGGAGCGGGCCTGCTCGAAACGCTGCTTTCGATGCTTGCGCCCGGTCACACCGCACGTTCCTGGGGGCAGGGCGGTTATTGGCGCCTGCGCAGCGGCGGCTGGTCATGGGTTAATCGGCGCTAATTGCCGCGAACCCAGACAGGGCGGGAATTTGGTTACGCTCCGAACGGAAAACCTCATATCGACGGTCCTAGAATCGATAAGCTTATCGACACATTTTGAAGACTTTGCAGTCCGAGGGGCGTGGGGCTACAGCGAGTGGCCTATTCCAAGCCCGCTGCGACGGCCGCGTTATAAATATCCCAAACAGATTCATTTAGTCCGGAACTCTACGCGATATCCGCCGCTAAGGTTCAGCTCTCCGATCTTTTTGTACCATAGCCAACGAGCGCCAACACTAAAATACGAGCCCTCGAAAAACCGCGCGGCTGAAACTCGACCATAATCGCCCAATAGCGCTCAACCGATAACAAGACGCGTGATTGGCCGCGACGGAAACAGTCGATTGGCGCGATCGCCGCCCTTTGCGGCGTTGGCGATCCGACGGTCGTGTTCGTTCTGTATCGCCGTTGAGAAGCTCCAAAACATTGCAATCTGGGCCTCAAACTCATGCCTCTCGGCCAGGTTGCTCAACGAACCTTGTCTATTGCAATCGCCGAGGCGTCATATTTCCAATGGCTCACGATTTAGTTTGCCCTAAGGTCAGGTCGTCGACTGGCGCCCGCGCCGCGGTGGTCGCCGCGGCGCGCGAATGGATCGGCACGCCGTATCACAACTGCGCGGACGTCAAGGGCGTCGGCGTCGATTGCGGCATGCTGCTGGTCCGCGTCTTTGTCGATCTCGGTCTCGTCGAGCCGTTCGACCCGCGGCCCTATGCCCCGGATTGGCATTTGCATCGCAGCGAGGAGAGGTATCTCGGCCATTTGCTGGCGCGCGCGACGCGCGTCGCGCAGCCGGCGCCGGGCGACGTCGCCCTCTTCCGCTATGGCCGCTGCTATAGCCATGGCGGGATCGTCACGGGCGCCGAGCCGCTCGCCATCGTCCACGCCTTCCATCCGGCGCAGATCGTGCTCGAGGAGGAGGTCGGCCGCAACGCAGAGCTGGCGGAGCGGCTCGCCGACGCGCGCTATTTCAGCTTGTGGAGCCCAGCGTCGTGAGCTTTCTGCGCACCGCCAAATCGAAACGCGCCGTCAGCCCGGACTATACCGGCCTGCAACTTCAAACATCGGTCAACACGCTACCCGTGCCGATCATCTGGGGCCAGAACAAGCTTTCAGCCAACGTGCTCTGGTACCAGAACTTCAAAGCCAATCCGGTCAAGACGAAGTCGACCGGCAAGGGCGGCCCGTCGAAAGCGACGACGAGCTATAATTACACCGCAGACATCATCATGGGCCTCGCCGAGGGGCCGATCGGCGGAATGGGGATCATCTGGCGCGACCAGTCGACCTATACGCTCGCCCAGCTTGGCCTGACGCTGTTCAACGGAACGACGCCGCAGACGGTATGGGGCTATCTGAACGCCGCCTATCCCAATCAGGCGCTCGCCTATCAGGGCACGGCGTATATTTGTGCGGCGAGCTACGGACTCGGCAGTTCGGCCAATATCGGCAACCACAATTTCGAGGTGATCGGTCTCCTGGCTGGAACCGGGATCAACGGCGTCGACGCCGACCCGGCCCAGGTCATCAGCGATTTTCTCGTCAATCCGCAATACGGCCTCGGCTTCGACGGCGCCAGCGTCGATGCGACCACCTTGTTCGGCGCCTCGGGCGATTCGTCGCTGCAAACCTATTGCCGGGCGATGGGCTTTTGCTTCAGCCCGGCGTTGATCGATCAGGAACAGGCGGCGAGCATCCTGGCGCGCTGGCTGCAGATTCTCAATTGCGCTGCTGTATGGAGCGGCGGCCGGCTCAGATTCATCCCCTATGGCGATTCGCCGGTAACCGGCCATGGCTATACGTTCAATCCGAGCATAGCGCCGATCTACGATCTCACCGATCACGATTTTGTCGTCGCCAAGGGCAACGAGGATCCTGTCCTGGTCTCACGGCTCGATCCGTTCTCGCTGCCGACAATCCAGCGCCTCGAAGTCTCGGCCCGGACCAACCAATACGCGATGCAGACGGTCGAAGCGCGCGATCAATCGCAAATCGAGCTTTACGGCCCCTTGGTCGGCCCGACGATCACCGCCCATGAAATCTGCGATCCGATGCTGACCGGCGCGATGGCCGCGCAGGCGCTCCTGCAGCGCGGCCTTTATGTGCGGGCGCACTTCACGTTCAAACTGTCGTGGGAATATTGCCTGCTCGATCCGATGGACGTGGTGACGATCAACGACGCCGGTTTGGCGCTCGCCGCTTACCCCGTCCGCATCGTCTCGATCGAGGAGGGAGACAGTGGAATTCTGACCGTCACGGCCGAGGAGATGACGATCGGGGTGTCAACGCCCAGTCTTTACCCGACGCAAATCCCAGCCGGCGCGTCGCTCAATCAGGGAATCGTCCCCGATCTCGTCAATGCCCCGCTGATCTACGAGCCGCCGCCCGTTCTGACCGGCGGCGTCCCGCAGCTCTGGGTCGGCGCATCGGGCGGCTCGGGCGGCGTCGCCGACCCGAATTGGGGCGGCGCCTATGTCTGGGCCTCGACCGATAACGTCACCTACTCGCAGATCGGCACGATCACACAGCCGATGCGGCAGGGTTTTCTCCTCGGCGCGATCACCGCCGTCAGCGGTTGGGATACGACCAACGCCTTGCCGATCAATCTGACGGAAAGCGACGGCGAACTCGACGGCGCGACGAAAGCTTCGGCCCAGCAGGGCGTCACGCTGGCGCTCGTCGACAATGAGCTGCTCGCCTACGAAACGGCGACGCTCGCCGCGCTCTATAAATACAATCTCACCGGTCTGCAGCGCGGCATGTATGGGACGAGCCCAGCCGCGCACGCGGCCAATGCGGCTTTCTATCGTCTCGACGAAGCCGTCGTGAAATACGACCTGCCGGCCAATTACATCGGCGCGACGCTTTGGCTGAAGTTTCAGAGCTTCAACATATTTTTCTCGGGCCTGCAGAGTCTCGCCTCCTGCGTCGCCTATTCGTACCAGACCAAGGGGGTCGGCGTGATCAATCCTATTTTCGCCCAGCTTCAGACCGGGCTGCCGGTCGATCTCGGGCCGGTCTCTGTCGCCGCCTCAGTCTCCGACAATTTCGGCTCGGCGCCCGGGACGACGATCGATCTGATTGACCTAGGAGCAGCCTCATGAGCGAGCAGCTTCAACTGAGACGCGGGACCGAATCGCAGATCGCGGCCTTCGTCGGCGCGCAAGGCGAAGCGACGCCGGCGACCGACACGATGCGGCTGCATGTCCATGACGGGGCGACGGCGGGCGGTTGGCCGCATGCGCTGGAGGCCAGATCGGCCGTCTCGGACGCCAATTATTCGGTCAAAATCACCGATCGGCAGGTCGCGTATACGGCGATCACCGCCGCGCGGATCGTGAGTTTGCCGGCCGCATCCTCCTATCCGGTCGGCGCGACGCTTACGGTCATCGACGAATCCGGCGCATGCTCGCCGGTCAAGACGATTGCTCTCAGCCGGGCGGGCGCCGATACAATCAACGGCGCGGCCAGCGCGGTCATCGCGTGCGCCTATGGATACCTGGCGCTCGAAAGCAACGGCGCAAACGCATGGACGATCGTCGATCAGTCGACATTCGCTTCGTTGGTCGCTAATGCGGCGGGCGGCGTGCTTAGCGCATCGGGCGCTTACGCAATCCTGGCCGGCTCGCTGAGCGCTCCGATACTGATCGGACAAGCCTACGGAAACGGGTCGCAGCCGCCCAAGAACACGTTCTTGGGCGAAGCGTCGCGCAGCGGCGCTCCCGGAACATTCTCCGCCGTCCAAGCCGGCGACACCCTCGCCGGCTATACCGGCGCAGGCGATAACGGCTCCGCGTTCACGGCCCCTGCGGCCTCCATTCATTTTGTCACCACCCAGGCTTGGACTTCGACCGCGAACGGCGCCGCGATCACATTCGGCGTGACCGCGAACAACGCGACGGCCGCCGGCGGCGGCGCCGAGGCGATGCGGATCGACAATACGGGTTATGTGGGGATCGGCACCACGTCGCCCGGCGCGCCGCTCGACGTCGCCGGGAATATCCAAACCCACGGCTCGCATGGCTCGGCCGTCCAACTCGGCGTAATCGAGGACGTCATCGCCTGTTCGGGAGCGACTTCGACCTCGACGCAGCAAATCCCCAACCGCGCAATTGTGATCGCCGTGTCGGTTTATGTCGTCGCCGCGATCACCGGCGCGAGCTCCTACAATGTCGATGCGACGACGAATTCGACCGGCGGCGCGGGCGGAAGCTCGGGCCAGTTCGGCTCGAATCTCGGAATTGCGGCTGGATCGAACAATGTCGGCGTGATCGGCCCGACCGCGTGGTACGCGCCGTCGACAATCAAGCTGACCGCGAACGGCGGCAATTTCACCGGCGGCCAAGTCCGCGTCTCGATCCAATACCTGCTCTGCGGCGCGCCAACTTCTTGAGACCGCCGAGGGCGCGCCCTTAGCGCCAGGCATTTTTCAATCGACAGCAACGTTAAAGGAGCGCCCATGGCCGCGCATCTCCTTGCGCCTTTGCTCGCCTTCTTGCTCAGCGCGGGCGGCGCGTCGTCGCCTTGGATTTCGGCCGCCGCCAAAGGCGAGGCGGTCGTCGCCGGCGTTTATGCCGACCTGCCGACGATCTGCGCGGCGAGCGATCCGCTGATCGACGCGCTCGAAGACGCAAATCCGCATTCGGCGACTCTGGCGCGGCTGGCTTTGGTCGCCGACGCAATCTGCGCCGCTGCGAACAAGCCTAACAATCCGATCGATCAGGTCGGACTTGTCGTCGCCGCGGTTCAAGCTTTGTCCAGGGCGGCGCGAATGGCTGGGGCGCCGTCCGAGGCGACGAGCGCCGACCCGCCGCCGCCGCGCCTTCGCGGCAGGTCGTTTTAGCCTCTCATCCGAGACCGCGCCGCTCGAGGCCGCGGTCGCGCGCGTCGGATTGGGGACCAAATTCGTCGACCATCGAAGGAGCGGATCATGGCCCAAGCTCTCTTTTGCGTCGCGTCGCCGCCGCCTGTCGCCGCCGACGCCGGCAGGGTCGCGCATGCCGTCGGCGGGATTTAACGCCGATGGCCGCGGCCAATCGCATGCCGTGTTTTCTCGCAACGATGAAATGGGAGGGCGGCGACAAGCTGTCGCTCGACCGACGCGATCCCGGCAACTGGACCGGCGGAAAAGTCGGGGTCGGCCTGCTTAAAGGGACGAAGTGGGGAGTTGCGGCGGCGGCGTACCCTACACGCGACATCGCCAAGCTCACAGCCGACGAGGCGTTGTCCATATTCGTCGAACATTACTGGCGGCCGATCGGCGGCGACGATTTGCCGGCGGGATTGGATCATGCGGTCAGCGACGACGCGTATAATTCCGGACCGGGCGCCGCCCTGCGCCGGCTGAAGAAGGTGGAGGCAGGCGGCGCCCGCCTTTCCGTGGCGGCGCGCATTCAGGCCTATTCGCGCTCACGTCTTTCCTTTTTGGAGGGTCTGCGGAGCTGGCGCGCCTTTGGCCGGGGCTGGGCGCGCCGCGTCGCCGGCGTCGAAGCCGAAAGCCTGAAGATGGCGCTTGCAGCGCAACCCGGTTCGCCGCTGCCCGCCCTCCCGGCGGCCATGGATCGCGACGGCTTTCTGACGCCCGCCGATATTCCGCCAATACGCGCCGCCGCGATCACGCAAAGTACGATTGCCCAGGCTGTTGCCGACGCCGACTCCGCCGGCGCCGCGGCGCGCCGCCGCGCCGCAATCATCGTCGTGACGTCTCTCGCCGCGGCGCATTGGCGCAGCGCCTTCGCGCCCGCTTGGTGGGTCGGCCTCGTCCTGCTCGCAGCGGGGCTGCTCGCGACGCAGCTTTGGGCGTGGCGCGTTCACGCGGCGCGGCGCGACGCGTTGGCGCTTCTGACGAACGAACTTGGCGCCGAACCGACCGATTGA